AATCACGATATCTCAGGGAGCATCTGGCTACGAAAGCACATTAAGCATTTGTTTGCTAACGAGCCAAGGCTTGAGGTTATTGACAATGACTTCCCCTATTACGCCTACCTGCATGGCAAGACTATGCTGGGATTTCATCATGGGCATAAGGTGAAAATGGCGCAGTTGCACAAGCTATTTGCTAGTGAGCCAAGGTTTAGGGGGATGTGGGGAGAGGCGGATTACACCTACATCCACACCGGACACTATCACCATGAGAGGGTTGTTGAAGACGGTGGAGCCATCGCAGAGCAGCATCCAACACTAGCTGGCCGGGACGCATACGCGGCAAGAGGTGGCTGGGTGTCTCTGAGGGGCGCAAAGGTAATTACCTACGATAAACATGATGGCGAAATCGCCAGAATAACAGTGAGGCCGCGTGTATGATTCCGGTGTTTAAGGTTCCGATGGGAAAGGGTGAGGTGGCTTTGCTGACATCAACGGTCGGCGCTGCCATGCCAAACCCAGCCAATAAAAACATCACAGATGTTTACACTGACACATTCCCGGAGGGGATCACGGTGGACATACCGCTGACTGATTTTGTTAGGGTGTGGCTGACCTGCTTATGCTGTGAACTTGAGGAGCTTGAGGGAGAAATTGAGTACATCATTTCGGATCCCAGTTCGGAGTTGCATTAGGGGCTTTTGCTTTTACTTTCACCTATACCGTTACCTTTACCTGTACCTACTTAAAAACCGGCTAAAGCCACATCAGGTAATGGTTTCAGGCGAATCGCTTGGCAAAGATTCGACCCTTGATGAACGTAGCGGGTTGGATAACTTCGTCTTAACGTATATTAAACAAACCGGGAGGGTTTATGAGAGAGGCACATATCAGTGAGTTTGAAACAAAAAGAAGCGGCTTCACCGGATGCCGCGAATGTGGGCGTGTATTCACAGGTACGGAGGCTTTTGACATCCACCGAGTAGGGGAGCATGGGGTAAACAGATCGTGCGCCACAGACCCTCTGACAGTGGGCCTACAGCTAGATGAAAAAGGTAGGTGGCTGAAGGATAGGAGTGATTGCGGTGGCAATTAAACGGGACGCTGCTGACATTTGGTTCAGCAAGGCGGTGCGAGCTAGGGATGGCAAGTGCCTGCATACTGGCAGAACTGACGCATTGGAGTGCGCCCACATCTACGGACGCCGGGCCAAGATTCTTAGGTGGAGCCTAGACAACGCGGTAACCCTAACCCATGCCAGCCACCGTTATTTCACTGAGAACCCGGTGGCGTTCCACGACTGGCTGGAAATGACGCTAGGGCATGGGCACATGGAGATTCTCCGGGAGAAGGCCCGGGGCCACATGAAGACCAATGATGCGCTTAGGAAGGAGATAGCCAAGCACTATAGGGAGGAATTGAAGAAATTAGAGGCAGATCCTGACTATAAATTAATTTCATTTAATTAGAAAAAAGGGGTGTACGCGCACACACATTGGTGTACTATCTGTCTTGTGGTCAGACACAGCACGCCTTGGAGGGTATGGATGTGAGATACGGGTCAGTATGCTCTGGCATAGAGGCCGCGACTATGGCGTGGCATGGTTTAGGATGGGAACCCGCATTTTTTTCTGAAATAGAGCAGTTCCCGCGCGAGGTGCTGGCGCACCATTACCCCGAGGTTCCATGCCACGGGGATTTCACCACTATCGGAGAGGATGACTATGGATCAATCGGACTTTTGGTTGGAGGAACCCCTTGCCAATCATTCAGCATCGCCGGACTCAGAGGCGGAATGGATGATGAGCGCGGTAACTTGGCACTCGAATTCATTAGGCTTGCTCAACGCAAGCGGCCCAAGTGGGTGGTCTGGGAAAACGTCCCCGGTGTGTTGTCATCGAACGGAGGACGGGACTTTGGCTCCTTCCTCGGGGCGCTGGCTGAAATCGGGTATGGGTTCGCCTACAGAATTTGTGACGCTCAATACTGGGGAGTGGCCCAGCGACGCCGCCGTGTGTTCGTTGTCGGATACTTTGGAGATTGGAGACGTGCCGCAGCGGTTCTTTTTGAGCGCGAAAGCTTGCTCGGGCATCCTGCGCCGAGCCGAGAAGAGGGGGAAAGAGTTGCCCTCGCTGTTACAACTGGCCCTCCATTCAGTCGCACAGGGAACGAGCGAGTAGAGTGCGAGGCCATTGTGCCTATGCAGACAGTGGGCGCACTAGATACTCAGTGCGGATTGGCGCGGCAGGCCCACCAGAGCCTAAACGCCGGGCACTACGTCCTAGAGCGCGACGTGATGGGGACGCTGACCGCCCGGATGTTTAATTCGCTTGGGAGCCGGGACGTTGAGGAGGGCGCTGTCATCCCTTTCTCTGCTTACAACCAGTCGGTTGAGACGGATGATGTATCGCAGACTGTTGCGGCCCGTAACGATCAGGACACGGCCTCGTGTGTGGCAAGCAACCTAAACGTCAGACGCCTGACACCAACGGAGTGCGAGAGGCTTCAGGGATTCCCCGACGGCTTCACGCAAATCCCGTACCGCAACAAGCCAGCAGATAAATGTCCCGATGGGCCGAGGTACAAGGCTCTGGGTAACTCAATGGCTGTGCCTGTCATGCGTTGGATCGGTGAGCGGATACAGCAGGTTGATAGCTTATGACTGAAGCAGAACACTACAGGGCAAAGTATGTTGCGTACCGCGCCCTATGCTTTTCGCTTATCACCCGGCTTGAGGATGATGAGCATTTAATGCGTGACTTGGTGCAGGAATTTCGTACACTACAAGAGTCGCCAGAGTACGGGGACAGTAGGTGGAAGGAGAAGCATGGCATCCCATTCGACTGAGCCAGTAAGCGATGAGCGCCTTGAGACGTTCATCAAAAAAAAGTATGGCTGGCAATCTCTTTTGCCGTCAGAGCAAATGTCTCTGGCGGTGGAGGTTATGCGGCTGCGCTACCTGATGGGCAAGCAGTTTGAGTTCATCAGTGAGTCGCTGGAGCATAAAAAAGCGGCCCGGGAGTACCGGGATCTGATATGTAAAACGTCCGACGGAGGGCATCATGAAAGCGATAATGGATCTAATGAGGGATATGCCTGAGCACATTGTGTGGCTGTTAATCGTCGCTGTGGCGGCTGGCTACTTGTATGTGGGCAAGGCAGACTTTGACGAGGTGGTGGCGGCAGACGAGAATTACTGCCACATGGTTGAGGTGTACAAGCAGACTGACGGCGAGAATGGCTGGCCTGCGTACAGGGGGGAATGCTAATGGGCCATAAAGCGTATGCAACAACGGACGAGACTGGCAACCTGTTGATTTACGGATTTTCGCTGGCAAGTGGTATCAGTCCCGATCTCCCGTCTCTTTCTAGCAAGGCCAGCAGACCGACAATGCCAACCAACAGCCGGAAGATTGACAACCCAGAGATAATGCTAGATGAGCGAGTTCTTATTGCCGACCGCTCACTAGCTCCGTATCACTTCCTATCAACGATTGCCAAAAGAAAAGAGGGCCAGTTGCGCGGCCCAATTTACATTGCAAGGAAAAGCGAAAACCGCAAGACCGTGCTGTACCTCAAAACTACGGAGCGGCTGTATTGCTGTGAACTGCACGGTTCTAGGTATAACGATTGGAAGCTAGGCCAAAAAAGGGTTGAGGATGACTAATGTGGATTGCACCGTGGGATGATGAGGATGTCCGCATCGCGCTACAGGCGGCAACGCAGATGGCAGAGCGATGGGGTGAAGACATGGCGATCATGAGTGATCTGTCGGTCAAGCCGTTGCGGGAGGTTGAGGGTACTCCGCTTGAAATTGTGAGGTGTCCAGCAGCTTTAAAGAAGGTCGCCAATAAGCGATAATAGATAGGTGGGATTTGTCGGTTTTACTCCGGCCCCTCCCTCCGGCGGCGAGGCGTAGCGTCGTGTATAGGCCAGATACGAAAGGGGCCATCTAACTCATAGAGAGTAGTATCTGTCCGTCTACGTCACCATTTGGGGAATGGGAATGCAACAATTGCTGTCGATACAGTGGTATCCGGTGGCGTTCGGTGAGATGCCAGATGCCGAGGGCACTTATCTCGTTGCGTTCTCAGATGGATCAGTAGAAAGCTATCCTATGGACGCTAAGGACATACAGGATGGCGAGATACACTGCGGTACTGCCGTAGGTGAGTGGTGGGCAGCCAGTCCGCCGCATCCTGAGCGGTCAGATTTTATGCTAGATATCAGTGAGTTGATTGAAGAGTGAACAGTAGGAAGGGCATACCAAATCGCAATAAGCGGTTCCTGTTAAACAGGTTGCAGGATATGTATGGGGATGACTTCCATCCGATTATGCGTATGGCAGAGCAGGCCGTGAGATTGCATGAGCGGGCAGAGACTGGCGACACTGCTGATATCAAGGCCAGCATAGATGCGTGGGATAAGATCGCTGCGTACACTGAGCCTAAGCTGAAGGCTACCGAGGTTGATCTAACTACCAGTGACGGCAGTATGTCGCCTACGGTAATTGAACTGATACCGCGACTCCCCGATGACGAATATAGCGACGATTGAACTACCGCCAAAGCTGATCGAGTTATTCAGTGGTGAGGCGAGATATCGTTGCGCTTATGGTGGTCGTGGTTCTGGGAAGAGTCGCTCTTTTGCAATCATGGCCTGCGTCAGAGGTTATATCTGGGGTCAGCAGGGCCGCTCGGGACAAATACTGTGTGCCCGTGAGTTCATGAACAGTCTGTCTGATAGCTCGTTTGAGGAGATCTCAGGGGCTATTAAGACGTATGACTGGCTGGCTGAGTATTACGAGGTTGGTGAGCGATACATACGCTCTAAAGACGGCAACATTGAGTTCACCTTTGCCGGTCTGCGTAGGAACCTCGACAGCATCAAATCTAAGGCCCGTATACTGCTCTGCTGGGTCGATGAGGCGGAGACGGTATCAGCTACTGCGTGGGACAAACTCGACCCCACAATCCGCGAGGAAGGCTCAGAACTATGGGTATCGTGGAACCCAGAGAGCAACCTATCAGCCACGCACCAAAGGTTCCGTAAAGACCCGCCAGAAAGCAGCAAGATCGTGGAGATCAACTGGCGCGACAACCCATATTTCCCCAAGGTGCTGGAGTTGGTGCGGAAGAATGACTTTGAGAAGCGCCCGGACAACTACGATCACATCTGGGAAGGCGCATTCCTAACCCACCATGAGGGCGCGTATTACTCGCTAGAGATGCGTGACGCCAACGCTCAGGGCAGGATCACCGCAGTTCCGTATGAGACTGGCTCCCCGGTCATTACCGCATGGGACTTAGGGATAGGCGATACAACGGCAATCTGGTTCGCCCAGATGATTGGCCCTGAGACGCGCCTGATCGACCACTACGAGGCGTCTGGGGTCGGCCTAGACCACTACGTCAGGGTGTTGCAGCAGAAGGGCTACGTCTACGATCAGCATATCCTGCCGCATGATGTCAGGGTGCGGGAGCTAGGATCGGGCAAGTCACGGCTTGAGACGCTACAATCTCTCGGGCTAAACAACATTCAGATAGCGCCACAGTTGAACGTAGATGACGGGATACAGGCGTCACGGTCTTTACTAGCAACGTGCTGGTTCGACGCTGAGAAGTGCGCCCACGGCGTTGATGCTTTGCGGGCATACCACCGCGAGTATGACGATAACAACCGTGTGTGGAAGGGAAGGCCAGCGCATGACTGGTCGAGCCACTCAGCAGACGCATTTAGGTATCTAGCGGTGGGATACAGGAAGACATCAAACTGGGGTGATCCTATACGCCGTAACCTACGCGGCATAGCGTGATACACTAGTGTTTGCGATCTGGAGGGATTCGTATGACATTCAAACTAAACGAGCCATCGTGCATCAGCTTTTCGGGGGGCAGGACTAGCGCCTATATGCTTTGGCGGTTCATCGAAGCCAACGACGGCTTGCCTGATGACTGCATTGTGACCTTTGCCAACACGGGCAAGGAGGCAGAGGAAACGCTGGAGTTTGTTAGGGACTGCGGCAAGTATTGGGACGTTCCGATTGTCTGGCTGGAATACCAATGGGCAGAGAAAACTAAGGATCGCTTCAAGGTTGTCGATTTCAATACAGCGGCAAGGGACGGCGAACCGTTTGAGGCATTGATTCACGCCAAGAAGTATCTGCCCAACCCTGTCGCACGGTTCTGCACGATTGAAATGAAGATAAAGACCATTGCCCGTTATTTGGTGGCCCAAGGCGCGGCAGAGGACATGGGAAGCGCAGAGGCAATGTCTATTATCGGCATCAGGGCAGACGAGCAACGCAGGGCCGCGAAGATTGAGCCACACCGCAGACCGCTAGTGGCGGCAGGCGTCACCAAAGAGACAGTCAGTCAGTTCTGGGCAGAACAACCGTTCGACCTAAAGCTGCCTAACGTGAATGGCGTTACACCCCACGGCAACTGCGATCTCTGCTATCTGAAGGGCGCAAACCTTATTGAGTCACTCATTCTTGAGAAGCCTAGCCGCGCGGATTGGTGGGCAAGGATGGAGCGTGAATGTCCTGCAACGCGGCAATCAGGAGCCAGATGGCGCAATGACCGTCCGACTTATGGGGAGATGCAGGTTATTGCTAGGGAGCAGGGCCAGCTTGATTTGGCTGGGGATGAAACAGTGCCATGCTTCTGTGGTGATTAGCCTAGCGATGGTATAATGGGGGATGGCAGATAACCCCTTTGAAAACTACGGTTTGATGGAGCGGCTATTGGACTACAACCCAATGACCGTCATCCGCAATCCAATAGACACCATGCAACACCTCGCATTTCCAGAGGCGATAGCTCAGCGCATAATGCGGGAGAATCCGGAGCTTGGGCCTCGCGTTGATCGCGGCATCCTAGATATGGCTATCAACTTTGCTGGTGGCTATGACTGGGCTGCTAGGGAAGGGATAACGCCACAGGCGGCAAAAGAGATGGCAAGAGCGTACCAGTACAGGGATTACGCAGAGCGCCCAGATGACGCCATCCAAGACTATTACGAGAACGTTGCAGGCATTGATGCGTTTACGGGTGAGCGCGTCCCAACAAGTAGCCTGATTGAGATGGCGCTTGAGTACGCTAGGAATAAGGCGAGCAAATGAGCAACGATATGCCGCAGCTACTCCCATACCAGCCGGGCTTCATTGAGTCAGCCCGAGATAAGATCGCGTCAGGTTTGCTAGGCATGGGTCTGTATGAAGACAACCCGTATGCCGCATATAGAGCCGCTGAGGGTCTGCTGTCGGTTGTGGACTTCCTGCCCGGAATAGGCGACGCAAAAGGCGCTGTAGAGACGGTGGATGCCGCGAATAAGGGCGATTACGCAACCGCTGGACTCATGGGTGCTGCGACCGCTGCAGGCGTTGTTCCAGTGCTGGGTGATGCTGCGTCTGCGGTGCTGATGGGAATAGCAAGGCGCGGAGGAAAAGAGGACAGGCTTTTGGATTTAGGCTTTCTTAGTCCTGAGTACCTTGATAACCCAACCCAGATCAAAAGGGCTGAGACAAGCTACGATAAGGCCATGAGTGGTAGCAAGGGCTTTGCTGACAGGGAGGCGATTGCTATAGCGAACCAAGGGGAGACTGTCAGAGAGGTTCAAGAGTTTCCGCAAACATACATTAGTCCGGAGGTTCTAGCATCTGGTGATTACGCCTTAACACCAGTGCGTGGCGACAGGTCATTTATAGGGCTGATAGATATGGTAGGAGGAGTCCCCACTGGGAGATCAGTTCCTGTGCAGGGTGGCGCTCAATACCCGCAGGCTAACCCAGAGGCGTGGCAATCAAACCTTGCGGTGGCACAGTCACAGCATGACAAGTTCAAAAGAATTGCTGAGCAGACGGGAAGGCAGCCGATAGGCATTTATAACACCATGGGCTTGGAGTCAGTTAATTTCTCTACGCCTCCAGCGGAGGTTATGTTTTTGCAGACCAAGAACATCAACATCCCCAAAAAAGACAAAACAGCGTTTGATAAAGAGCTAAAGGCGACATACAAAGATTGGCCCGGCTTGGACAGCCCAGACGCAATGGATTGGATTCTTGGTCGAGGTGACTTCCCTAATGAGGGCAAGCGCCGCACTAAGTTCACCACTCTAATGGGCATGGCAAAGTACAGGGATAGGGGCTTTCCCTCGTATGGTCAGGTGCTTGAGGCATCTACGTTGCCGGAATTGCGCCAAGCAGAGCTTGGTGAGTCTGGATTTACGATGCTTTTGCCAGATGTTTCTCGTGACGTTTTTCCGAGCAGCAGGCATCAATCATATGACACTGTAATGCCGGGCAGTTATTTCGGTTCTTTAGAGCAGCCAGTACCGTTCTCGGTTATGTTCCCTGACTATTACCAAGCTGCTAGGCAAAGGATGACGAGTGGAAGCGTCCCCAGACCATTTACCCACACTGAAGCCATTGACGCGATGAATAAGCGCAAAGACGGCTTTATAGTGCCGGATCAGCAATGGCTTGATGGGCTGATGTCATATATAGAAAGTCAGCGGTAACAGGTATAATACGGGGTTACTGATGAAGCCAGCGAAAGGCAAGGCAAGAGTCAAAAAGACCGCATCTGGCAAGAAGGTCAGCTACGGTCAGAAAGGCGCAAGTGTGAAGCCCGGGACAAAGAAGGGCGACTCATACTGCGCTCGCTCTGCTGGGCAAATGAAGAGCCACCCAAGGGCGGCGAAAGACCCTAACTCGCCGTTGCGGTTATCTCGCAAGCGGTGGAAGTGTTCTGGCACTAAGTCGAGGAAGAAGTAATGGGCATGGGCGTCAAGCATTACTTTAAGGACGGCAAGGAGCATAAGGGCGGTTATCACAAGATGCCGGACGGGTCGCTGCACTCTGGCGCGACTCACGGTAAAAACAGCAAGCGGTTGTACCACTATGGCGATCTAAGCCAAAAATCAAAGCGCAAAGCGCGGGAGACTTGGAAGTAATGCCGTATCACAAGGGTAAAAAGAAAGGTAAGAAGCGTGGCAAGTAAGGGCTTGTACGCCAACATTCACGCCAAGCGCAGGCGCATAGCGGCTGGCTCTGGCGAGAAGATGCGGAAAGCTGGGTCGAAGGGTGCGCCTACGGCTAAGGCATTCAAGCAGTCGGCTAAGACTGCCAAGAAGCGGAACAAGTAAATGGCACTGTCAAACTATACTGAGCTAAAGGCGTCGATCGCTGACTTCCTAAACCGCGATGACCTGACAAGCGTGATCCCCGACTTCATTGCGCTGGCTGAGGCGGCAATCAACCGCGATATCCGCCACTATGAGATGGAGAACAGGGCTACGGCTGACCTAGACCAGCAGTACCTAGACAGGCCATCTGATTGGGTTGAGACAATCCGCATCAACATCACCAGTGGCGGCACTCGTCACCTTGAGCACCTGTCATCTGCGTCTATGGCTGATAAGCGAGCAGGGGCAGAGAACACGACCGGAGAGCCGCGATACTACCGTCACGCTGAGAGGGCATTTGAGGTATTCCCAACGCCTGATGGGACGTATGAGGTGGAGTTGCTGTATTACCAAAAGATCCCATCGCTGGCGACCAACTCAACCAACTGGTTGCTAACAGATCACCCAGACATCTACCTGTATGGCGCTCTCTTGCATTCAGCGCCGTATCTCGCTGAAGACCAGCGTGTTGGTGTGTGGGCGCAGCTATACTCTGCTGCTAGGGATAGGGTCAATCAAAGTGGGGAGCTTGCGTCATTCTCAGGCTCTGGGCTTACATTAAAAGTTAAGGGGCTAGGATGAGCTTTTCAGACTACCTAGAGGATAAGATCCTCGATCACGTTTTTGGCGGGGTAGCATACACTGCGCCGTCTACGCTTTACGTTGGGTTGTTTACGTCAACTGCGAGCGACTCTGCCGCAGGCACTGAGGTATCAGGCAACGGATATGCGCGTCAGACCGCCGCATTTACGGTATCGGGGACAACCCCTACTACAGCCGCGTCTAGCGCCAATATAGAGTTCCCAGAGGCCACAGGCTCATGGGGGACTATCACCTATGCGGGTATCTTTGATGCGCTCACAGGCGGCAATATGCTGGCCTACGCAGAGCTTACAGACCCTGCCGACTTTGTTACTGCGCTTCCGAAGGCTGTAGATACTGGTGACATCCTACGGATCAATGCTGGCAACCTGAAGGTGACGCTTGACTAATGACTACCATCGTAACCCGAACGGAGACGCAGACTGACGGGACTGCGCCAAAAAACTCAGAGCTTTCATGGTCTGAGGTAGATACCAACTTTATCAACCTCAATGACGATAAGGTTGAGGTTTCTGGCGCTATCATCTTTGCAGCTAAGGCTGGGGAGGCGCTTTCTAAGGGCGATGTAGTCTATGTGTCGGGTGTCAGTGGTAATGAGCCAGTAGTCTCTAAGGCAGACGCTGATGATGCCGCTAAGATGCCTGCATTTGGCTTGGCTGAGGCTGACGCTAACCTTAACGCCGCAGTCAACGTAGTTACGTTCGGCACACTCTACGATCTGGATACCTCTGCGTTTAGCGCGGGGGATGCCGTATACGTCTCCACAACGGCTGGTAGCTTGACCGCAACCAAGCCTACTGGTGAGTCATCACTTCTGCAAAACCTTGGCCTAGTAATCCGCTCACACGCTTCTGCGGGGTCTATCAAGGTAGGTGGCGCAGGCCGTACCAATGCTGTCCCTAACCTAAATGATGGCAACGTCTTTATCGGTAATGCGAGCAATCAGGCAGAGGCTAGGGCGCTTGTAGAGGCCGACATTAGTGATTTGCAAGCGTACCTCACTAGCGTGTCGGTTAGTGGGCTTTCGGATGCCACGATTACTTCGGTAGCGGACAATGAAGTGCTTGCATACGACAGCACTAGCTCTGAATGGATTAACCAAACGGCGGCAGAAGCTGGGCTGGCAACATCTGCCCAAGGATCTCTTGCTGATAGCGCACTGCAACCGGCTGACCTTAGCGTTACGACTAACGCGGTAGGAACGGCTGCATTAACGTATACCAGTGGAACGGGTGTATTCAGTTATACGCCGCCCGACTTGTCTGGATACCTAACCACCGTATCTGTGGATAGCCTTTCTGATGCCACTATCACAACGCCAGCAGACAACGAGCTTTTTGCGTATAACTCAGCGACTAGCGAGTGGATCAACCAAACCCCAACGGAGGCTGGATTTGCCACGGTAGCTACGTCTGGTGCGTATTCTGATTTATCAGGAACGCCAACTAATGTCAGCACCTTCGCTAATGATGCAGGATACCTAACCAGCTACACAGAAACAGATACGCTTGATTCAGTAACAGGGCGAGGCGCTACGACTACCAACGCGGTAACGGTTGGCAATCTAACTTCCACAGGCATCGACGATAACGCAATAAGCACTGCGATCACGATTGACTCTTCACAGCAGGTTGGTATTGGAACCGCCTCACCTGCAAACCTTGTGGACATCGTTAGCAGTGCCTCAACGCCCACATTAAGAATACAAAGCACCAACGGATCTTCTACTACGCCAACGCTAAAATTTGACGGCATTAATGACGGCACTATACAAATGGCGAGCGGGGGGCTAGGCGGCTTAACCATCCAGCGGGATGGTGGTGCTGGGCTGTTGTTCAAGAATAGCGCCAGCGAGATAGATGTTACCGGCACGTTTACCACCTTCACCTCTACTGGCATCGACGATAACGCCACCAGCACAGCGATCACGATTGATAGCTCGCAGAACGTGGGGATTGGTCAGACTGCGCCAGATACTAGCGCCAGCTACGCCACGCTTCACGTAGGCGACAATGCCGCGTCTCCAGACAACGCTAGGCTCATCTTGGAAGGTAGTACCAACAAGTACGGCATATACGCCTTTGGCACTAACTTGGGTATATATGATTACACGAGCGGGGCGAATAGGCTTACGCTTGATTCCAGTGGCAACATAGGGCTGGGCGACGGCACTATATCCGCAACGCTTGATTTGCATTCAACAACGGCTGGGCGAGTGCTTTCGGTAGAAGGCTCTGGCGGCAAATGGGCATCTATTGTTAGCGGCACAGGCACTACTGGCCCAGTGTTGGCGTTTAATAACACTGCATCGCGTTTCCGCATTGCGTCGGGGACTGACAAGCTAGGCACTGGGTTAACAGAACACCTCATTGTTGAGCCAAGCGGCGACGTAGGGATAGGCGTTGTTCCGGGGGCGGGCCGTCTTTATATACAAGGTAGCACATCAGACTCTACCGCTTATGCACAGTACACGAGGAATAGCGGAGGCAATCAGCTATTCTCTATACGTAATGACGGTTTAATGAGTACAGGGCTTCAGGCTACTTCACCCTATAACCTGACCACTGGTTTCTCGGCCAATATGCACGTAAACAGCGCCGGTAATGTCTTTAGGTCAACGTCATCAGCAAGGTACAAAAGAAACATTCAAGACATGACGTATGGCGTAGCGGATGTGATGAATCTGCGAGCCGTTACCTTTGAGCAAAAGAACGAATACCCAAGCAATACATACGCAGGCTTTATCGCTGAAGAAGTACACGACGCGGGGCTTGTGGAGTTCGTTGAATACAACGACGCAGGACAGCCCGACGCTGTACACTACGCCAACATGGTGTCACTGCTTACCAAGGCAATACAAGAACAGCAGGCAACCATTGAATCGCTAACCGCACGCATTGAACAACTGGAGGCCAACTAAATGGCAAACTATAAGGAAACAACTGTCGCTGGAAGTTCATACGTTCGCGCAAACGGCGTCACTATTACCAACGGCGAAGGGAACAAGAACATCTATTTCGACGAGGAGAAGGTGATTAATCTGGGCGATGGCGATGTCATTCGCAAGCCAGCGGGTCGCGTTGGTTCACCATTCTCAATCGAAAACGCTGGAACCGAATTTCCTCTGCTAAACCCAGAGACGGGCGAGGTGCTTGTTCAAGGTGCTCAGATGACATACGAGGGTGTCTATGCCGCACTCTATAGCCTGTACATCCATCTAGCAAAAGAGCGTGACGCTGCGTTAGCGCAAGAAGACTCCCCAGCGGAATAAAAGTGGTTTTGTAGATGGCTAGATACGTCACAGCGGGATATTGGGTTAGAGGCTACGCAGAGGGCGATTACACCTATGCTGCGGCATCTTCTGACGCCACATCTGCTGTAGACGCTGGCGCTAACATCATTGTCAGTATGGCGGCGGGGTCTGATGGATCGTCAGCTACGATAGCGTCTCCATACAGAATAAAGTTTGTTGGCTTTAAGTCAGATGGTGCATCTGATGTCGATCTAGGGATAAATCGGTATCGGTTGTTTGGTGTATTACCGGCTGGGTCATCTATTGGTAAGGCAAGCCTGTCACGCACAATAACTGTCTCAGGCGGTAAAGTTTCTGCTGATGGTGATATGGGGTTTTCTGCCCGCCTCAAGTGGGAGAATGAGCCTGAGCCGGGCGATGCTTGGGAAGACAGGGATGAACCTATTGGTATTTGGGCTGATCGCGCAGAACCCGGTGATACTTGGACTGACAGAAGTGAGCCTTCAGGCATTTGGACTGATCGGCCTGAGCCGGGCGACTCATGGAGTGACGCATAATGTTTAGGGGTTTGGTGGTAGCGAAAGGCCGCGTAGCCAAGGATGATCAAGTATTCTCAACGGTTGGTAATACCAGCTTTACGGTTCCAGCAAATGTTAATTTTATCTCTGCCGTCTGTGTAGGCGGTGGCGGCGGTTCAGCCTCCGCTCACCCGTCATCTGCGAGAGGCGCGGGCGCTGGCGGCGATTTGGTCTATGGGACGGTTCCTGTAACGCCGGGGGAGACGCTGACTGTAGTTGTTGGTGATGGCGGCGACGCGGCGGCTTATAGCTCTAGTACCGTTGGCGGGCATGGCGGCTCTTCTGGCATTAAGCGGGGTGCTACATTCATTCTGCGGGCCAAGGGCGGAAAAGGCGGGGGCAATGCCACTACAGAAGACACAAATATCATTTCTGATGACGCAACTAGCTCTGGTGAAAACTCTGGCGGTACTGGCGCGACTAGCGGGGCTGGTGGCCTTGGCGGTGGTGGGGCGGCAGGATATTCCGGCAGCGGCGGTAATGGCGGGTCTAATACTGTTGCTGCCACAAATGGAGCAGGCGGCGGTGGCGGCGGTGGCGCATACAGCACTTACACTAACTATGTCGGCGGTTACGGCGGTGGGGTGCATTTGTATGGCGCAGGATCAAATGGCGCGGCTGGCGTAAACACTCCAAGCGAGTGGAATGGGGACGATGGCTCTTCTGATGCGGACGGTATCGCGTCCCCGTCATACGCAAAAGGCAAAGGCGCTCCAGCACCTGCTACTAGCTCCGGCTTTAATGGGCGAGAAGGGGGATCTGGAGGTGTTCGCATTGTATGGCCCGGTCAATCATCATTCTTCCCCTCCACCGACGTAGGCGAACCGTAGTAAAATATAGGGAAACTAATTAGGACTAATTTATGGCAACTACCCCGTATAGCTTTAACCTCCCCGCGATTGGTGGCGATGCAGACCAGTGGGGGACACTGCTAAATAACAACTGGACAAGCCTTGCAACCATTCTTAGCGCAGGCGGATCTGCTGGCGGAAGCAACATACTAAACCTTGATGATTATACCGCTGACGGCATGACGCTCACGGGTGTAGTCTCGATTGACATTGATGGCAGTATCACCGAGGAAGTGCATTCGGCAGGCGATGCTGGGACGATTGATATTGACCCAGCAAACGGCACGATACAGACAATCGCAATGGAAGGCGAGATCACAATCACATCAAGTTTGGCAACGGGTCAATTTGTCACCTTGCGAATTACATCCGTAGACTCAGACGCTGTCAATTGGCCTCCGATGGAGTGGCTGTTTGGTCAAACCCCGTCCCTCAGCACTACTGGTACTAACTGGGTGCAGCTTTGGAATGTAGGCGGCACTTTGTACGGCTCATATATCGGATACACGGCGACCCCATAATATGCCATTAGTTAAGCTAGATATCCCCGCAGGCGTCTACAGTCACGGCGTAGACTTGGATTCTAAGGGTCGCTGGCTTGACTCCAGCCTTGTGCGCTGGACTAACAACGCACCGCAGCCAGTAGGCGGGTGGGTTGAGTTCGCAAACATCGAGACAATTAATAATGACCCTCAGCTTGAGGATGCGGCTGATTGGACGCTCAGTCTTGGCTCTTCACACGACTCTACAGAAAACACGCTAAATATAACCGTAGATGGTGGGACAATTAGCCAAGGGTCGCTTTCGCTGTTAGCGGACACAGAATACTCCATAGATATTTCAGTGTTATCGGTAACGTCCAACGTGATTGGCGTATCGGTTGATCTTGGCGGAACAACTGCTGGGACTATAACCCCTGCAAGTGTGGCCCAATCAGCACTTCACTCATTTGATGTAACACTAGGCGCGTCCCCTACATCTTCCTTTGAGCTTACATTGAGTGCGTTTGCTGACGGGTCGCCGCCGTTAGCTGTATTTACCAGTATCGTAATCAGGCAAAAAGACAGAGTTTCTAGAGGTTCCCATGCGTGGGTGACCAATGCGGGAGCGCCCTATATCGCGGCAGGATCGTATAACCGCCTTGCCGCATCAGATGGTAACGGCGTCGTTTACGATATCACCCCGTCAGGACTTAGCACCGGCATCGCAGAGGCTTCTGAGAACCTTGGTTATGGCGGGAAGAATTACGGGGCTGGATCATACGGAACGCCTAGAGAACGAGACTACAGCATCGCTCCGGCAACCAACTGGACTCTAGACAATTGGGGTCAAAACCTTGTTGCCTGCTCTGATGCCGCTGGCCTTGTTTATGAGTGGGTTTTTGATCCTGCAACTGGCACTCCAGAGGCGCAGGCAAAGGCCATTACTACGGCTAACGGATATACAGAAAATGCCCCCACTGGGATTGACGCGCTAGTAGTTACGGCAGAGCGGTTCCTTTTCTGCTTGGGAACAGGAGACAGCACAAGGCAGGTCAAGTGGTCAGATCGGGAGAATCTGGGGGTGTGGACTCCCTCATTCACAAACGAGGCTGGAGATATTGAGCTTCAGACTTCTGGCAAGATTGTGGCTGGCGCAAGGGTGAGAGGCAGGACGCTAATCTGTACGGATATTGACGCATGGGTGGCGACATATCAGGGGCCACCTACGGTATACGGATTCCAAAAGATAGGTAACTCCTGTGGCCTTGTAGGGCGCAATATGCTGGCTTCTGTCGGCCCCACAGCCTTCTGGATGGGTGAGCGCAACTTCTTTGTCTACGACGGCTCCACGGCCCGTGTGCTGCCTTGTGAGGTGCATGACAAGGTATTTACCGAGATGAACCATGACCGGCTAAGTCATGGCTTCTGCGTGGCTAACCAGAAGTTTAACGAGGTGTGGTGGTTTTACCCCGGCGATGCCCAAGACGAAAACACGCGGTATGTAGCCTACGACTACAATGAAAACCATTGGCTTGTGGGCGATCTAGCGCGGTCTACTGGGGTGGACTCGGGCGTGTTTGTTGACCCCATGTGGCTCGGCATTGACGGCACGATATACCGCCATGAGTCAGGATATGGTCATGAGAGCAGCCCAGTATTCTTAGAGAGCGGCCCGATCAACTTTGATGATGGCGACAATGTTGTCAGGATCACAGAGATGATCCCAGAGGAAGAGACGCAGGGCGAGGTAGGTATTGTCTTCAAAACTCGCTTTTACCCAAATGGCGAGGAAACGCGTCACCCAGCAACTTTGGGCGAGAGCTATGACCCAGCAAACCCCACCAGCATCCGGATGACGGGGCGGCAGTTCCGAGTGCGGATTGAGGGTGATGCCGAGACTAACTGGCGGTTTGGTGATGTCCGATTGCGGGTTAGCGGCGGCGGTAGAAGGTGAGCAAAGAATCTCCACCACCCTATTCCCGAGAAACCCCGCACCTGTGGGCTGAGGATCTTAATGATTACTTGGTGCGCGTCAGGGAGATTGTTGCCCAGAAGCAAGCATCTAGCTCGGCTACGGAAAACGGCATCCTGCTGTATGACGCGGCTAACGACTACTTGGTTGTTTCCGTTGGCAGTGAGTTTGTGCAGATATTGATGGCGAAAGGTAACAGTTTGCCTACGTCTTTGCCCGGAGAATCCGGCGTAATATGGAATGACGGAGGCACGTTAAAGGTATCGTAAGGGGTGGTATAATGGAGGAGTTGGAAACTGAATTAGAGCGTTGTAGGCCGTGGATAGAGGCGGCATTAGACAGAGGCGGTAATACTCATTTGTTTGAGGATATCGTAGATGCGGTCAAGATGGGAACGATGCAGTTTTGGCCTGCTGAAGACGCTTGCGCGGTTACGGAGATAATCGTGTACCCCAGAAAAAAGGCTTTTCACGTTTTTTTGGCTGGGGGGAATATGGATACGATAGTCGAGATGGATGCGTCGGCTGTGTATTTTGCAAAGCAGAATGGCTGTAGCGCCATGAGCATTGCGGGCCGGAAGGGATGGCAAAAGGTTTTAGAGCATAAGGGCTACAAGCCTGTACTCACAAGTTTAGGAAAGGACATTTAATATGGGCGGCGGTGGAAAGGGCGGAAGCCAGTCAACCAAGGTAGAGATTCCAGCGTGGGCTGAGGCAGCCATGAAAGAGAATCTCAAGAAAGCATCAGCGATGGGCGAGATAGGCTATATGCCTTATTACGGCCCAGATGTTGCGGCCTTCACCCCGCTGCAAGAGGCTGGGATGCAGGGTGCGTATGATGCGGCTTCTGCATTTGGGCTGGCGGCTCCCGGCGGCAACGCTCTTGCTGGCATTCCAGAGGCTCAGACCTTTGCGGGCGGTGTAAGAGGCTATTCTTCTGGTGACTTGTTTGAGCAGGCTCGCGCTGAGTTTGAGGCTAGGAACCCGCAGCAAGCGGCGGCATATAACAAGTTCTTTGTCCCTTACGGTGGCGGCAATACTGGCGGTGGCGCAGTAACCCCCGGCCCGATGAATGACCCCGGCTTCACTCCGCCAAGGGGTGGATACTATGGAGGGTTCCCCGGCATTCCGGGAATAGGCATGGATCCTAACTCTCCAGAGTGGCAAGCCTTCATTCAGCAATTCCAAAACACACAGGTGGTTTAATATGTTTGCCCAACAATCTAGAGCGCAATTTGCACCTATGAGTGCGCCTCCCGGCAGTCCCCGGCAAGGAATTGGCGGCGGCGGCAAAGGCGGGGCATCGAGTTCTTCTCCCGGAAGCGTTGGCAAAGGCGGGGCCAACTTTAATGACCGGAATAAAATTGGGCTGTCTCAGTTCCCCGGCCTTAATGGCAGCCCAAGCCAAGCCATGCAGGGCGCTATGAATGCCGCTAATACGGCGACAATGCCAGCAAGGGGATCATTTATGGCTCCTGCCGCTCCAGATTTAAACTTTCAAACCGGCGGCGGATTCCAGATGCAGCCAATGATGCCCAGTCCGCGACCAATGGTTAATTTCGGGCAAGTACAGCCGATAAATAATCCTGTATTCCCGTCTGGTAATAACTTGCCAGCAGTCTTAATGCAAATGCCTCAAGGCTTTGGAGGCATCTAATGGGCGCACCAGCAGGCGGACAAACCACAGCACCAGCAACTGGAGGCAAGGGTGGCGGAATGGCTGGCCCTTCATACCAAGGGCTTGATGCGTTCCAACAAGCGTCTCAGGGCATGACGCAGGCGTATGGCGGCGCTCAGAACGCGATGTATTACCAGCCCATGATGATTGGCAACTTGCCGCAGGCTGGCGGTGGCGGGGCTTCAGCGCAAATGCTTGACCCCAACTCAACAAATTATCAAGCGGCGCAGTTCCAGCAGGCTGACCTTGATCGGTTCATGAACCCCTACACGGGGCAGGTAATTGACCAATCACTTGCAGATATTGAGCGGGCAAGGCTACAGCAGTCCAACCAAGCGGCGGCACAGGCTACTGCGGCAGGGGCTTTTGGTGGCTCAAGGGGCGCGTTGATGGAGGCAGAGATTGCCCGCAACGCATTGCAACAAGGCGCAAGCACGGCGGCTGATTTGCGTAATCAGGGCTTCCAGTTTGCCTCTCAAATGGGTCAGCAAGATGCTGCTCGACGACAGCAAGCACTACAGCAGAATGCACAGCAACAGCTTCAAGCACTGCTTGCGAATCAGGCTTCCGGCCTTGCGGCGTCACAAACCAACGCTCAACTCGGCGCTCAAGCAAGTATCGCAAACGCAGCTAACGCGCTTAATGCGGCAATGTCGAATCAGTCAGCAGGGTTGCAGGGATCTTCTCAGCAACTTGCGGCTGCGCTTGGCCTTGGCAATCTATCAAACCTTGGCTTTGGTATGGGTCAAGACGTTCTGCAAGGAATGCAGCAGCAAGGCTTGGTGCAACAGATGATGCAGCAGCAACTCATTGACGCGGCTAAAGGTCAGTACGGCGGCTATCAAGGTCAGCCTAGCACTGCGCTTGGCTATCTTGCTCAGGCACTTGGCGCTACCCAAGTTCCGCAAAGCCAGTCCACGTCCAGCAACCCGGGATTGTTTGGCTGGGCGTCTATGCTGCTGGGGTCTGATGCTAGGCTCAAGAAGAACATTCGCAGAGTCGGCAAGACCCCCGGCGGTCACAACCTGTACGCATGGGACTGGAAGAAGCAAGCCAAGAGCGTATTTGGCAAGTCCGGCTCTGACATGGGCGTATTGGCACAAGAGGTTATGGAAACTAGGCCGGATCTGGTCATCCAGTTCCCTGATGGCTACTACCGCGTAAACTATGGGGGCATCTCATGACGCCAGCAATGGGCTTAATGAAGCTAATTGAAGTCGGTCTTGAAAAAGGCGGCATCCGAGACTCTATGGCTACTCGGCAGGCAAACCGCGCTGGTGAGGCTATGCAGATGGCTAATCAGCCGCTTATGTCCCCAGTAGACACTGGTGGCCCTTTTTCTCAGCCTGCCCCTCAAATGTCTCCAGTGATGCCTCAGCTTACTGATACGTCTCCAGACACTTTTGACAAGATCATGAATGTTGTTGGGATGCTTGGCCCCGGCGGTACTATGCAGGGAGGCGCACCGCAAGCTCTGAACGGCCCAGCAAATGTTCCCAACATGGGCATGACCGCGCAGGACATGATGCAGAACAATCAAGGCGGTGGCGGATTGCTAACGATTATGAAATTGATGGGCATGGGGGCATAGAATGGCGTTAATTGATTTGCTCTTAAATGCGCTAGACCCTACAAAGCAGACAACGCCACCGTATGTTCCCGGGCCTGCACAGTCGCCCTCGGTGTTTGCTGGATCACCTTTTCCGGTCAATCCAAATCCAAGAAGCGCAACTCAGCCAACGCCACGGCTTGAGCCTGTTTCTGTGCCAGAGCGCGACATTAAGATGAGCGATCCGCAGGTGCAAAGAATACTTGCAATGACGCAAGCGCCTCAGTTGCGATCTGTCTCTGGTGGGCCAACATCCGGTCGCGGAGCGGTAGAGCAGCCCGGTCTTTTGTCTCGTCTTGGCAGGGGCGCACTTGATTACTTGTCTGACCCGATTAACCGCAAGCAGTTGGCAATCGGCTTTAACGCCATGCGCCTCAACCCAGACGCTAATTTAGCCAAATCGCTACAAAGCCAGATTGAGACTGAGCAAGGGCTACGGCTGCTCCGATCTCAAGGCAACAAGACTGCTGATGCGTTAGAGCAAAGGGCCAACAAGATCGCCGAGACCGATCCGCAGAGGTCGGCACAGCTTCTTACTGCGGCAGAGTTTATCCGTAACAATCCAACCAACACTGAGGGGATTTCGGCTGCCGCCAACTTGCTATTTGACTCGTCCGGCTTTGCGCCTACGGTGTCAGGCGTCCAAACAGATCCCGTAACTGGTGAGCAGTATGTAGTGATCACTGACCGCGACACGATGCAGCCTAAGAAAATGATTGTTGGTGGCGCAAGGCAGCTAACACCAGCGCAAGAAGCAGAGCTTGAAACGCAAAACGCCGTTAGGCTACAAGACATCAAGTTTGCCCAAGAGAAAGGTCAGGCTGTAATGGGCCAAGCAGATGTCCTAAACAATTCCATTACGATGTATGGACAGGCACTTGATGCGCTGGACAGGGGCGCGGGTTCTGGCTGGGTTAGGGACTTTATGCCCTCACTTGATGAAGCGACCGCAGATTTACGGCGGATCGCAAATCAGTTAGGTATTGATGTCATCAATTCGGCAACATTTGGCGCTTTGAGCGAGAAAGAGCTACAGCTTGCCTTGCGAACTCAGTTAGACCTTACGCTTTCCCCGCCCGAGCTAAGAAAGCAGATTGAGGCGCAAATGAGGGCAAAAGATAAGCTAAGGGCAGAGCTTATTAAAATGGCGCAAGACCTTACTAGCGGTGTCGGGTATTCAGATTACATTGCGAAATATCAGTTTGTGCCTCTAGCGCCACCAGACGGTGTGCCTATGGATCTGTGGAGGGCCGCAAGCCCCGCACAAAAAAGAGAACTAACAGCAGCGGCGCAGCAATAATGGCTAGAACAACAGAAGAAATTCTTGCAGAAATTCGGGCTGGGCAGGCTCGATCCTCTGCCGCGCCGGTAGAATCGCAAAAGTTCCGCACAGCCTTGCAGGGTGCTACTTACAACTTTGCTGATGAAATAGAGGCTGCTGTCCGTAGCGTCCTACCAGAATCTTTAGGTGGTGGTGAATACGAGCAGATTCGCAATGAGTTACGTCAAAAACTTTCGGCGTACAAAAAGGCTAACCCGGGGGAGGCATTGAGCTACGAGCTTGCTGGCGCATTGGTTCCTGCGATTGGCATGATGGCAGTACCCGGCGGTCAGGCTTTGGGCGGTGCAAGATTGGCTGCTGTCGCTGGCGCTGAGGGGCTTGGGTCTTATTTGGGAGAGGTTGAAGAACTTTCTGATGTCACGCCGGGAGGAGCGGCCTTAGCTACTAGCATTAGCGCAGTAGGTGGCCCATTGGCGCAGAAGGGACTATCTGTCGCAGGCGCTGGCGGTAGTCAGTTGATCAAGTATGTCAGGGGCAAGTTTGGCGATGCACCCGCTACGGCAGTGCAGTCAGAGTTGCGTAGGCTTGCTGCGGCGACAGGCCAGAGTGTTGAAGAAGTCATACAAGATGTCATGGACGGCAGGATCATGGCAGAAAACAAAACCCTACAGGCGTCCGTAAGGGCGCTGCGGAGCCAAGGCGGTGGCGCGGCTAGAGAGATTACAGAGCGGCTACCAGTAAGGCGTAAAGCTACACGCGCTGCTGCGATGGAAGGTATGCAAGAAGGGCTTGCTCCCGGCGTATCTGGCAATGTCATTAAAGCAATGAAGGCTACGGATGAAGAGCTTGGCAGGCTAGAGAGAGAGGCTTACGAGGCTGTCTTTGGCGGAATCCCGAATGTAAACACCAAGATAGCTAGAGAGATTGAGTCGATCCTCGGGCGCTTCCCAGATGCTCGCAGGGCGCTGACAAGCATTTACAACAAGCGAAACACCGTACCGCTCTGGGATGAAGAGCGAAACATACTGCGCCGAGTGCCTAGCCTAGAGGATGCCGAGATTGTTCGCAGACTGCTAGATGATGAGGCGTCAGTGTTGTTCCGCGCAGGATCTGGAACAGAAGGCGCAGCGACCGCCGATGTAGCAAAATCCCTCAGAGAGATGCTTGATGAGTCTTACGATGGCTTGCGTACAGTAAGGGCCAACGCCGCAGCGCGTAGGGAAATACGCGACCAGTTTGACGCAGGGCGAAAGGCTATCAGGATGAATTCTGATGAGCTAGAAGTTATTTTTGAGCAAGTTAAAGGCAAGGGCGATGCGGCAGTACGCGCTTTCCGCGCTGGTGTTATGGATGCTATTAGAAATAAGTCCGAGATTTCTCCCGGGCTTATGGGACGCCTTGCTGATCCTGAACGTCGGGAAGGCGCTGTGTTGCGTGTTGTTTTCCCAGATGAAAGCATGGAGCAAATACAGAAGCGGCTAGAGATAGCAGAAGGTTCTCAGGAGCTTTATAACAAGGTTATGTTTAACTCTATGACAGCCCCAGAGCAGGCTGCCAGATCACTAATCGGTACTGGCGACATCAGTGCATTTGAGATGCGCGAGTTGTTGACGGGCAACCCTGCTGCGCTTATGGCTGGTCTTGGGAAAATGGTTGCCAAGGCCATACCTGAGATGTCAGACGCAGACCGCACGAGCGTTGCAAGGGTGCTGCTGTCTGATGATCCGCAGCTAGTAATGAAGGCGCTAACAGACAACACCCAGCTTGATAAACTGCTGGCGAAAATACAGCAAGTCGTAAATGCTGGTGCTGCGGGCGTAAGAACAGGTGTCACTCAGCAGACCGGCGGACTACTGGCAGAAGGTAACTATTAATGCTCAAGCCAATGACAGAACAAGAAATCGAGTCAATCGCCCGTGAAGCGGTCAATGATTCGGTTGATTTTGTAGAGTCCGAAATTGCCGAAGACCGCATCAAGGCGCAACGATACTTTGACGGCGAGGTAGATATTGGCGAGGAAGAGGGACGGTCGAAGGTTGTTGCCACCAAGGTGCGCGACACAATCCGAGCGATCAAGCCGTCCCTCATGCGCGTATTCCTATCTACGGATAAGCCCGTAGAGTATGTACCACGCGGCCCTGAAGACGTACAGGCGGCAGAGCAGGCCACCGAGTATATGCACTACGTCTTTAATGAGCATAACGGCTACCGAGTGCTGAATGACGCTTTCCACGATGCAATGGTCAAGAAGGTCGGCATCGTTAAGGTCTACTGGGACAACTACCAAGAGCAAGAAACATACGAGTTTGAAAACCTCAACGAGATGGAATATCGCGTCCTGACGATGGATGACGATGTTGAGGTGCTTGAGTCTACAACTCGAATTGAGATTCAAATTGATGAGATGGGGATGGAGATTGAAACCCCCATCTACGATTTGAAAATTGCTCGCTACAAAGATGTCGGCAAGATGTGCATTGAGTCAGTGCCGCCGGAAGAGTTCTTTGTTGATCGAAACGCCAGAAACATCAAGGACGCCTACGCGGTGTGCCACCGTACAGAAATGCGGATTGGCGACCTGATATCTATGGGCTATGACTACGAGGATGTGAAGGATCTGACGGGACTTCAGCACTCAGACACGTTCTCAGAGGTTGAGGAGTTTGAGCGCAGGGGCTACGAAGAAGATTACTCCGACGAGGATATCCAAGATCCGGCTATGCGCCTTGTTGCCGTCACTGAGGTTTACATGAAGATTGATGTGACCGGCAGTGGCGTCCCTACGCTGCAAAAGGTCACCCTTGGCGGAGCCGCCTATAAGTTGCTGGATTACATGGCCTGCTCGCACATTCCGTTTGCCGTGTTTGAAGTAGATCCAGAGCCGCACACTTTCTACGGTCGATCGGTAGCTGATTTGATCATTAACGATCAGGACGCATCCACGGCTATGCTGAGGGGTGTTCTGGATAACGTAGCCCTGACCAACAACCCGCGTCTTGAGATTGTTGACGGCGCTGTAAACATTGATGATCTGCTAAACAATGAGATTGGCGGCATCATCCGAGTTAAGCAGGCTGGCGCTATACAGCCGCAGGCGATCCCATTTGTTGCCGGTCAAACGCTGACCGCGCTCCAGTACATGGATCAAGAGATTGAGAATAAGACAGGCGTAACCAAGGCGTCTACTGGCCTATCTCCAGACTCATTGCAAAACACTACCGCCGCCGCAGTTCAGGCCACCGTACAGGCTCAGGCAGGGCAGATTGAGGTTATGGCTCGCAATCTTGCTGAGGGCGGTATGCGGCAGATGTTTACTTTGATGCTCAAGGTAATGCATGAGAACGTGGAAGAGGCGCAAATGATGCGCCTTGTTGGTGAGGGGTATGTCCCGGTAGATCCGCGCTCTTGGAACGTCACGATGGACGTAACGGTGAACGTGGGTCTAGGCACTGGGCGCGAGGAACAGAAGCTGGCGGCACTTATGCAGGCATTCCAAGTTCAGCAGCAAATACTTGGTCAGTACGGGCCGCAGAATGGAATCGTGACGCTCACTCAAGTGCGTAACACTCTGGCAGACATTCTTGCCCTTAACGGCATCCGCAACAGTACCCGCTACTTCAATCCCATGAACCCGCAGGTTGAGCAGCAGTTGCTAATGCAACAACAACAAGCGGCCCAGCAACAGCAGGGTCAGCCACAAGACGCGCAGGCTCAGGCGTACCTACAAGCCGAGTCAATGAAAGCGCAGGCCAAGGCTCAGACCGACATGGCTAAGTTGCAGGCTCAGGCGCAGAAGGATCAATTCAAGATGCAGCTAGACGCTCAGAAGGCGATGGCTGACGATGACCTTGCGCGTGATAAAATGGATCAAGACTTGTTGATTAGCGCGGCTGAGATACTTGGCAAGTACGGCACTGCGCTAGACGTACAGAGAATTAAGCAAATGCAGGCAATGCCTAGATGAATATAAAGGATCTGGGCGCTGGCATAAGGCGTCTACAAGGTGATGAGGCATTCAATTACCTTGTGGAGAAGATTAAAAAAGATCAGGGCGATATCTTTTTTAACCCGTACTCATCTGATGATGACCGGGCGGAGGCGCACACGATTGTTCGGGCGCTTGGAAAGATCGAAGATTGCATGGCCCAAGTCCTACAGGATGAGGCGATCTACGACAAAAAACACAAATAAGGACTCAGTACCGTGGATACGACTGAACTTGATAAGTTTGAAAGCGCCGTTGAAGGTTTACTTGCCCCGCAACCAGAAGCCGAAGAGGTGGAGGACGAGGTAGTTGAAGAGGACGAAGCCGAAGTAGAGGCTGAGTTCGATGAAGTGGAGTCAGATGATGACTCCGAGGACGAATACGAAGACGCTGAGGAAGCAGAGACTGCGGCCCCCGATCTATACACCGTCAAAGTTGACGGCAAGGAAGAACAGGTAAGCCTAGATGATCTCAAGCGAGGATACAGTGGTCAGAAGTATGTCCAGAAGGGTATGCAGGAAGCCGCTTCAATGCGAAAGCAGGCAGAAGAGGTTTATGCACACCTATTAAATGAGCGCCAGCAGATCGGACAACTGTTGCAGTATGCACAGAACGGTCTGCCGCAAGCGCCGACACCTCCAGATAAGTCACTCAGGGATATTGATCCCATCGGGTACAGCAGTGCCAGAGAGGACTACGAGGAGGCAAAGCAGGCATATGACGCACAAATCTACCAGTTGCAGCAAGCGGTACAGCAACAGGGTCAGGCCCAGCAATATGCCCAGCGCGTTTATTTAGAGCGTGAGATGGAGACGCTAAAAACTTTAGTGCCAGAGTTTTCTAGCCCAGACACAGCCGCTCAGACCCGTGACCGTCTAGTGACGATGGGTCAAGAGATTTACGGCTACGACCCGGGTGAAATTGGTGCAGTAATGGATCACCGAGCAATCCGCGTATTGCACGACGCCATTAAGTACCAAGAATTGATGTCTGGAAAGAAGCAGGCCCAGAATAACGCCAAGCCAAAGGCAAAGCGTACCGTCCGGGCTGGCGCTAAGAAGACGCGATCCAACGCAGACGCCGAGCGACAAACTCGACAAAAACTGAAGAAGAGCGGAAGCATTGACGACGCTCTATCACTAATCCTTAAATGAGGTAATTAACATGGCACAGCCAGGAAACACCTTTGACAGTTATGACGCTGTCGGCATCAGGGAAGACCTTTCCGATGTCATCCATGACGTATCCCCCGAAGATACACCTTTTTACTCATCCTGCGCGAAAGCTAAGGCCCGCAACACTTACCATGAGTGGCAAACTGACGCACTGCGTTCATCAGCAACCAACGCGCACATTGAAGGTGACGCGACTGCTGCTGAGGCTCGCACCGCGACCACCCGCCTGGGCAACTACACGCAAATCTTCAAGAATGCGGTAATCATCCCCGGCACTGACGAAGGTCTTGATAAGGCCGGTCGTGCTAAGGAAATGGCTTACCAGACTCTGAAGATTGCAAAAGAGCAGAAGCTGGACATCGAGAAGGCTTTGTTTGCTAACAACGCTCGCGTTGCTGGCGATAGCTCAACTGCGCGTGAGCTTGCTGGCCTTCCTTCATGGATCGTCACCAACATCGACGAGGCCGGTGACGCTACTGCGGCTACTGGTAACGGCACTGACGCTCGCACTGACGGTACGGCTGCGGCTTTCTCTCAGACCCGTTTTGACAGCGTAATGCAGTCAATCTGGGAGTCTGGTGGCAAGCCCGACACGGTTTACCTGACTGCATATCAGATGAATGTTGCCCTTGGCTTTGCCGGTAACAACAATCAGCGTAGCAACATCACCGCTGAAGCTGAGAAAGTCATCAAGCACATGAGCGTCTATGTTACTCCCTGGGGCACGGTTAAGTTTGTACCCTCGCGTGAGCAGCGTGGCTCTGATGTCTTTGTTATCCAAGACGATATGTTTGCGGTTGGCGTACTGCGTCCGACCAAGAACGAAGCCTTGGCGAAAGACGGTGACTACGAGAAGCGTCAAGTTCTGACTGAGCTTACTTTGGTCAGCAAGAACGAGAAGTCATCTGGTGCAGTTTACGATTGCTCCACTAGCTAATCCTGACGGGGGCTTCGGCCCCCTTTTTTCGTTGAGGGCAAAATGAAGAAAAAAGAAACATTTGTTGATCTGGAGGGGTCAAAATTTGGCATCCTTACAGAGTACGACAACACGCCATACCTAGAGCGTAATGAGCAGTTGCGATCTGCCGGTGTTGGCAAGAACGACATGCTCTCTGACTCATGGTATGTCGGAGATATCCCCATGCACGTTCTCGCTCAGTGGATGAAGGAGGAGCGAGTGTCTTGGGAAGATCATGACGGGATGCAGAGGCTGATCATCAAAAAGCTAAATGATCCCGATTTTAAAAAATTAAGGATTGTTGAGGGAAGAATATGAAAACCATTTTTTCTTTGGCGGTAATTGCGGTTTTGAGTGGCTGCGCCTCATCTGCCAGCCAATACTACGAGGCAGTTCAAAAGGCGGCGGAGGCTAACTCTGCTGCGGCACAATCTAAATTTGAGGCTCTGTCAAAGATCGCGGCAAGCGGTGACGGGCAGGCGGCAAGTGCTGCTGTTATGGCATTAGCTCTTACTCAAACACCAGCCATTCAGCCTATGCCCCAACAATCTGAGGCGTTGCAGTGGGCTTCTGTTTTGGCGTCCCCGGTGTCATCTCTCGGCATGATGTGGATACAGGCTGACTCCGCTAAGAAAATGGCCGAATATAACAGTCAGGTTGATTTGGCTCGCATCTCTGCTGAGTCTGCTGATAACCAGTCATTGTACGCGGCGTTTAACAATGGCGCGGCACTGACGGCTGATGTCGCTACGGCTGGCTTCACCGCTATGGGCAATGTTGATTACACGCCATTTGTTGATGGCATGGTCACCTTGGGCACGACCGGCATGACCGAGCTTGGCGATCTTGGCGCTACTGGGATCAATGGAGTTGTTGATGTCAGCACTGTTGGCTTGAACTCTATGGTAACGCTGGATGCTGGCAACAACGCCTTGCTGGGTGGGATTTGGTCTGAGTACACGGCAACCATCTCAGAGATCATGAAGAACGTCCCGCAGGTGACCTGCACCGTCACGACAAATGCTGATGGAACATCGTCAGTCAACTGCGCTCCATGATAAAATTAGCCGTAGCTGCGCTAGTGATTCTTTTGTGTGGCTGCGGCACAACCATAACGTCCGATAGTCGGGCGTTTATTTGTATAGGCATTTGCGCGGCAACTGAGTCGCATAAAGAGGTATCAGGTGATGGCTCAGGATGATGTATTTCTTACTCGGCTTGATCGGTTAGAAACAAAGCTGGATAAGCTGGCTGAGGCCGTGAGCGCAATTGCCCGAGTGGAAGAGAAAGTGTATTCGTCTAACAAGCGTGTTGATCGGCTTGAGTACCGTATTGACCTGATTGAGTCTGATGTTGATAAGGCCAAAGAGACGATTAACAAGAACGCTCAAACCGTGAAGGCAACGGAGCGGTTTTTCTGGATTCTGATATCTGCGATTGTGTCTATCGCGGTATATATGTTGAGGTGAGTATGGATCGCAACCAAGACTTTGAGGTGGCAGCGCAGGCTATGGCAGAGGTAGGCGAGGCGCTGAAGGGCTACGTTTTCCGCGTTGGTGATGCCACATCTCAACTTGCAAATGTCACCCTGCTATTTGGCGACAATCCCAATGAGTCAATCAGTAGCCGGTCATATCGTTGCCGAGAGAAATGGTATTGGAATGCGTCTATGGTGGGAATAGATTTCCTGTTTCGACCGTTGGGTAAGGGCCATTGTAAGCAAGCGTACTTGCGTGACCTGCAACGCGCCAGCGAGATGATCTCTAGGTGATGGGAGTTATAGAGCTTATTGCCGGGGTATTTAAGCCTGCGGCAGAGTTAATTGACGAACTGCACACATCTGATGAAGAGCGGCTCAAGGCAAAAGGCCATCTGCTTGATGTGCAGGCGGCTGCAATGCAGCGCGTCTTTGATTACGAGGCAGAGACGTTAAAGGCTAAGGCTGGCATAGTACAGGCTGAGGCCCAGTCAGAGCACTGGATCACCGCAACGTGGCGACCGATTACCATGCTGACGTTCCTAGCCCTTGCGGTTGGGGATTCAATGGGATGGCTGCCAAACCCGCTCAGAGATGAGGCGTGGACTTTGTTGCAGATCGGGCTTGGCGGCTACGTTGTCGCCCGGTCTGGCGAAAAGATTGTTACTCAGGTTAGAAAGACTCAAGAGTGAATTATTTTTCTGAAGATGAGCTACGCTGTCAGTGTGGCTGTGATGTTTATTTGTTTGATGAAGAAATACTTAGAATACTTAATGGCATTCGTTCTGATTGTGGCTTCCCTCTGCCCGTTAGTTCTGGTTACCGTTGCCTTAAACACCCTTTAGAGCACCACAAGGATCATGTCGGCGCACATTCCACAGGTAAGGCCGTGGATATAGCCGTTGACAGAGACAAGGCGCACAAACTCCTACAGGTGGCATTTGCCCACAACGTCCCCCGGGTTGGCGTAAACCAGCGCGGAGAGGGGCGATTCATTCACCTAGACTGGTGCGACGATAAACTATCCCCCACGGTCTGGTCATACTGACTGTAGCCTAAAGCTACAGGCCGCACACAAAAAGTTGTACACACACTAAAAAGTGTGTAGACTCGGCTCTGTCGATAGGGATCTGGCCCTGTCATACGGAGGACAATATGCCCACAGATGAAGTTAAGCTGAAGAACGCCCGCAAGTTGCTGGCATCCATCATTGATCTGGTGCAGGAATCCATCACTCGGGATGGAGACTTTCACCGCACCATAGACCGCGAACGATCCCCACAGCAGTGGCAGTATTTCGACGGCTTTCTGACTGCTCGCAATCTCGACCTAGAGCACCTGTATCGGTTGCGCGACTTCATGGCGGAGGATGTTTTATGAATGCCTCGCATAATTTTATTCTTTTTTTGATCTTTGTCGGTTGTATGGCCTGCATTGTGTTAACTGGCGGGTGTGAGACTGTACATAGTGATGACATAAATTGGGAGTGGCCTAAACGATGAGCGCGTTAGCGATTTGGATTAACTACGAGCCTGAGACTGAGGAGCAGGATCTGGTCGCTGGCGCTCGCATCATTGATGTCGAGGAGCACGGGTGCTGGGTTATGGCAGACGTAGCAGACATAGATGCCCAGTACAGCATCAATGGCGGCGTCTACCGTGATGAGTTTTGGGGGCAGGTAGCCATGATTGAGGAGATCGAGTATACCGTCCACAAGTGCAATTGGATGGGATACAAGATCATTAACGCTGAGGAGGTTGTTGAGACGCTGGAGGCTATGTATGTCTAAGATAGACCAAGAGTTGCAGGAGTATGTAGACACCTACTACCGCAATCGTCCGCTGTTTGCTGTAAGCGAC